AAATACACCATGATGTATAATGATAATAGATATGATTTAACTGCTGAAGAAGTATTACATATTTCAGATTTTAATCCTGATTATTCTAGTAATGGCTCTCATTTATATGGTCAGTCTCCAATACAAGCAGGTATGAGAGTATTAACAACAAGTAATGAAGCTGTAGAAACTAATTTAAAATTTTTACATAATCAATCTGCTAGAGGAATGTTAACTCCTGATGATGACCAATTAACACCGACTCAAGCACAACAAATGAAGGACGCTTTCAGAAGAAATTATCAAGGAACTAAATCAGCTAATGATGTAATGATTACAGGAAAGAAATTTAGTTGGATAAACTTTGGTCTATCAACTTCTGATTTACAATTATTAGAATCTTATAACGCTACCGTTAAAGATTTATGTAACATATATGGGATACCAGTTCAATTATTAAATAACACAGAATCAACAACTTATGATAATTACAGAACTGCAAGAAAGGTTTTATTCACTAACGCAGTTATTCCTGAATTAAATAAAATAAGAGATGAATTCAATAGGTGGTTAGTTCCTATGTTTGGTGAAGATTTATATTTTGATTTTGATTATAGTGCCGTTCCTGAGTTAATGCCTGAACAAGAAAAATTAGTAGATACTCTTTCAAAGTCATATTGGTTAAGTGCAAATGAAAAAAGACAAGCACAAGGGTATGGTGTAGATGAAGAAAATCCAGTAATGGAAGATTATTTAGTACCGTCAAACCTTATTCCTATATCAGATTTAGATATGGGAGTTTCAGATAACGTAGAATTTCCAGTAATAGAAGAAGAAGATGTTATAGAAGAAGAAATTATTGAAGAGGTTATTGAAGATGAAGAAAAAAAAATATCTATTAAAAAAGCACTTTCTTTTGAAAAAGCTAAAAACAAATTAAAACAAATTAAGAAAGATGCCTCTACCAAAACCAAAACCGACTGAAAACAGAAATCAGTTCATAAACCGTTGTATGTTAGATGATGTAATGACATCAGAATATCCACAAAGAACTCAGAGATATGCTATCTGCAATAACTTATTATCACAAAAAACATTAGAAACTAAACAAGCACAAAGAAATATATCTAAGGAATTTGTTAAACAAATTAAAATAGCACAAAAGAAAAATTATCCTATTGTGTATCAGTATTACATTAAAAATTATACTCGTGCTATGGAGTATTATAAAATAGAAGATTCAGCTACCAATCAAAACTTTAATACTTTATTTAAAGAAGATGAAATGGTGGATATGTATAAGCAGGTGTACAGACAAACTGGATTACGTTTTTTTATGTGGTACAGAAAACACTTTAAATTATTTGTAGAAAAACTTAGTGAATATGAGATACAAAGATTGTTAGATAAAATAGAAAGAGGTCAAAAACTTACACGAAGAGAAATGCAAAACTTAGAATCAACTGTATTAAATGGTATGGATAGATATGCCACACAACGTTCCAATTATTTAGCTACTGCAAAAGAAGTTACTTCTATAAGCGGTGTTGCTAGAAATACACTAAAAAAAGTCATAAAAGAATTAACTGCAAATGAAGAATTTATGTCTATGGGTTTAGAGCCTAGAGTTAAAGAGATAATGAAAAGATTAAAATTTAAATCACGATGGATGGCTAGACGAGTAGTACAAACTGAAACTACTGCCTCTGCAAATAATGGCATTTCACTATCAGCAGAAGATATATTTGGTAAAGATAATTTAAGTAAACAATGGATAGCAGGAGGTGCTAATATACGAGATACTCATGCAACGGCTAGTGCTAAATATCAGAAAACTCCTATACCTAGTGATAAACCTTATATGGTAGGTTCTTCGTTGTTAATGTTTCCTTCCGATACTTCATTAGGTGCTTTAGCTAAAGAAGTAGTAAACTGTAAGTGCGTTTCAATACCTTTCGTTAAAAGAGATTAAAAACATTTATTTAAAAATTTAACTAATTTTGAAAATAAAATTTAAATTATGAGCAAAGTAATATATAAACAAGGACAGATAAGTGATATAGATGAGAATTTAGGAATCGTTAAAGGATACGGTTCAGTATTTGGTAATAAAGATTCAGATAACGACATTATAGAAAAGGGAGCATATAAAAGAACTATTAAAAATAATGGTTCTCGTGTGAAGTATTTATACCAGCACGACATAACCAAACCGATTGGTAAGATGAAAGAATTATATGAAGATGAAAAAGGATTGGTATTTGTTGCAGAAGTTCCTAAAACCACTTTTGGAAATGAGATTTTAGAACTTATGAAATACGGAGTTATAGATGAGAACTCAGTTGGTATAATGCCAGTAAAAAAAGATTATGATGCTGACGGTATAAGAATGATAAAGGAAGTTAAGTTGTATGAGATTTCAGCGGTTACTATTGCGGCGAATGATGAAGCAAAAATATTAGAGGTTAAAGGAGAATCTAATGAAATAGATTACCTCAAAAAGAGATTTGATAATTTAATAAAAGTGATTAGAAAAGGTAGTGTTTCTGATGACTTAGGTTATCTTATTGAATATGAATTAGAAGTTTTAAAGTCTTTGATTGCTCGTGATAAAACACACCAATCAGATGAGGAACTAACTCGTGAGGAATCACACTTAGAGACTAAGAAGGATGCTATAACTTCAGATTCAATAATTAAGTATATGTTTAACAATTTAAATTCAAAATAATGGATGAGAATATTAAAAAACAGTTAGACGATGTTTGTAATGTTATTGATGAGAAGCTAGAGAAATCTGCTAAAGCTATCAAAGATAATGTCAACAACGAAGTTGATACTGTTATTAAAGGCGAGGTTAATAACCTTGTTGAAAAACACTCTGAAATAGTTGAAAGATTAGACAAGATGGAAGTTGAAAATAAGAAAAACAACTTTGATAATGTTTATAGAACTAAGTCAGAAGTGATTGGTGATACTCTTAATAAGAGTGAATCATTCAAAGCTATGAAAGAAGGAACAAGAGCAAACGCTTCAATGGAATTGAAAGCTGACGTTTTAATTTCTTCTGATTTTTCAGGTGCAAACTCTTCAAGAGATGCAACTGGAGTTACTAGAGTAGATGGTATCAAAAGAGACCCTGCTAATGTAACTAATATGATGGGAATTATTCCTGTAGGTTCAACTGATTCAAACGTAATAAGATTTGTTAAAGAATCTTCTTATACTGATAATGGTGGAGCAACTGCTGAAGGTAGTGCGCCATCTGATTCTAGTTTTGACCTTACGGCTACTGACGCAGTAGTACAGAAAATGGCGGCAGTCATGACTATCTCTCAAGAGATGCTTGATGATACTCCTGCACTTTCTAGCTACTTATCTCAGAGAATCCCTAACAAGTTAAATGCAACTATTGATGACCAACTTATTGGCGGTTCAGGTTCTACTCCTAATTTATTAGGATTATTAAATGGTGGAACTGACTGGGCAGCAGGTGGTTTTGCAAATGCTATTGAGTCAGCACAGGAACTTGACGTTCTATATGTTGCTATGAATCAATTAGCGTTAGCGAATTTCTCTGCTAATGGTATTGTGTTAAATCCAACTGACTTTCATAAGATAGCGTTATTGAAAGATACTACTAATGAATACCTAAGAGGTAATTCACTTGTATCTGCTGACGGTTTCTTCAGAATAAATGGTGTTCCAGTTTACATGAACAACAAGATTTCTGCTGGAAGTTTCATTGTAGGAGATTTCTCACAAGGTTCTCAAGTATGGCAAAGAGAAGGCGTTAGAGTAGACTTCGGTTACGAGGACTCAGATAACTTCTCTAAGTATTTAGTTTCTGTAAGAGGAATAGCTAGAATTGCACATTCTGTCTATTTACCAAACGCTTATAGTGTTGGTACATTCTCGGCGGCTAAAACTGCATTAGAAACTGGTTAATAGATACTATTAATTAGAATAAGAAAGGGGGTTTTTATAACCCTCTTTTTTTTTGCATTAAAAAAATAATTAAAAAAAATTTTAATATTTGTTTGATTTAATTCAAAAATTTTTTAAATTAAAGAATAATTAAAAATGAAAACAATGAAAACTATGA